TGAATTTGCTATTTGTTTTCCTGTTAAACTCATTATATCAAATTCCAATACTTTAAGTTATTGTTCCATTGTGTAGTGGCTTGATGCCATTGTAAATTTATACCACCATCGCCTTCAGGTCTTGCATCACGAATAAAATGTCTTTCCTCAATTCTAGGAGATTTATTCTGAGGATGACTTTTTAAATCATATGTACCATCATAATCTGTAGGACACTGCATCATGCCCATGCTATTCTTTTTTAGTTGATTTAGTTTATACCTAAATCCACAAGTATCGCAGATTGCAAGTACATTTTTTCTTCCTGATGTAGACATTATACCATAACTCTTGGCTTTAAGAAAATACTAACTCGTTCTCTATCTTCGTCCATAGCACGTTGTAGTCTTTCTTCATATTCTTGTTTAATCATAGTAATACGTCCTGCTTCTACATTAGGACGTTTCATAGACATATAGTAAGCTAATCCTGCAGTTAGGCAAGGTAAGAACCTACGAGAGATATCTGCATTTTGGATTGCAGATTTATTTACATCTTCCATGTAAGATACTAGTTCTAGTTTAACTTGGTCAGTAGAGTTTTCTGGAATAGGCCAAAGATGCACAACAGGATTACCACGTTCATGTCTCACTGCATATTGAGTAGTACGTCCTGTCTGGCTTTTGTTAGGGATTTTAAGATACTCTTGCATAGAGATACGTTCAAGTTGAATGTCTCTATCGTCACGATTATGTACAGCTTCAAGCACATCAATAGTTGCAGAAGACAAAGTAAAAGTAGTAACACTAGTTGTAAGTGTAACTGCAGAAGTGCTAGCAGTCCATAGCATTACACCACGGTTCTGCCAATCCTGTAGCAATAGATTAATAGACCTACGTGCAGACTTAGGCTCATGTCCTAGTGTCTGCTCACCACCTATCATTTCTGTTGCTTCTTGGATAACTTCGTCTATATCCATATTGAAGTTATATGTACCTGAAGTAGCCATTATGATTTACCTCTTTTCCCTAAGTCTTTTTTCTTGCCCTTATATTTTCCAGAAGTTCTTGCTACTAGGCCTCTCGCTTTTAATCGGGCTAAATTCGTTGCACCAATCCTCATGCCAGAACGGTGTCTTTGCAACAATTCTGTTATTTTTATTTTTGGCTTTGAGCTTTTTCTTTTCTTTCCGGGTTTTGTTATTTGTTGCCCAACGGATGAACGACTTATAGCCATTAATAAAGCCTGTTACTAGAACATTTACTTTTTGCATTTTTCTTTTTACCACCTACAATACCACCCTTCTTTTTACTTACTCTTGCATAAGGTGTTCTTGAGCCAGAGTAAGCACCTTCAGTCTTACTTGCAGTAACTGGTTTATCTTTACGCATACCATAATTCATAGCAGGAGCAAGTTTAGTAATTTTTACACCATCATATAATTTATTTTTAGGCATACCTATTCTCCTTAATAAAGCCTGTTATGAGAACAACCAAGTTTACCACCAGCTTTTTTCTTAACAGTTTTTTTCTTAGGTTTAGTCTTACGTGGGTCATACATAGGACCTTCTTGTGGTTTTTTCTTACCCGGATAGTTAGCTCTACCCACAGACATACCTGCTGACTTTTTTACCATACCCTGAGTAGTAAATTGATGTACTGCATCAGCTAATGTATCTTTATCTATTCCTTTAGTTGGAAAATTAATACCATTCTTTTTTAAAATAGCTTTTAATTGTGCAGTTGTCATTTTATCATACTTAGTAGCCATTATGCTTTCCTTCCATATTTTTTATGCGATTGAGTTTTTGGTGGGCTTTTCTTGCTACCACTCTTACCAGCCCACAAAACTTTATCAGCCCAGTAAGCAGCAGATAGTTTACCTTTTTTAATATTCTTACCATGTCTAGACTTAAACGACTTACGAGCCGTATCAGAATAGTTATGACCATATCCTTTTTGTCCAAAGTGAATAACTCTAACTGTATCTCCCTCTTTGGCAAGAACCATTCCTTTTTTTTCTGGACGAGTTGACTTACGAGGTTTATTAAATCCTGCAAATGTTGTACCACGATATTCAATCCTTCCTGATGGTAATCTCTTAACTCCGGGATATTTACTTTTGGTAGTCATTACTTTACCTTCCTATACCGTTTGACTTTCTTTGCGACAGTCTTAGGTTGCTTAACGAACTGCTTTCCCTTTGCTGTTCCTTTTCTTTTAGCTGCCGTAGTCTTAGCATATTCTTTTGGGGATAACGCTTTAATTGCCTTTGCTGGGAGATAGCGTTCACCCGTAGCCTTTGAACCTTGTGTAGAGGGCTTACCACTTTTGGTTCTCCACTTTTGTTTTGTCCAAGCCTTTAAGCTACTTTGTGATTTTTTTAGTGCCATGATAGTTCCTATTATACCATTAAATATTTATATTTACAATGACTTTAAGTAAAAAGCCCACCAAACTAATACAGCTACAGCAAATAAACCTAGTATAAGTAATCCAGATATTACTAATGTTTGTACTAAATCTTCTATTCTTTTTCTTCTTTCTTGCTCTGCAAGCAATCTTTGTTTTCTTGCTTGCGCTTGAAACCTAATCCAATCATGCCATAGTCCGGGTCTACCAGTATATATCATTAATTGTTTTAGTTCTTCTTCTTGTTGCTTTAACTTTTCAAGATGCATAAACTCTTCTAAATCTGCAGAGCCTGTACGTCTTTTCTTTTTGTCTGCTTTTCTTCGTAAGCTTTCTGTTGCATTAACATACTCACCTACTTTTCCTGCTACATCTGCAATCTCACGTCCATTGCTAATAGCCGTTTTAATTACTGCAAATGCGGCATTAGCTGCGGCTATTTCTGCTAACATATTTTACTCCACAATATTCACAACAAAGTATTTACCTTCAGAGTTTTTATCTAGTTTTACTTTACGCATTTCACAAGCATATCTTGTACTTTTTAAATGCTTACCTATGTTTCGTTCTATCTCACGTTTAGTAGATAGACAGTCAGAAATACTATTATAACCTTTATATTCTATTATATCTCCTGAGACATATAAAAGCAACACCATTATTGTTTCAATCATTTGCTATCTTCCTATGTGTCATTTCCATTTGAGCATCTTTTAATTTTTCAATTTGCTCTTCAAGACTTGCTATCCGCTTTTCATAAAACTCTAATGTTAATTTTTGTTGTTGGTCGTAAGGTGCTCTACCTTCTTCTATTTCTGTTGCTAACTTTTCTAACTCACTAGCTATATGTTCAATCAACATAAACTGTTCATTATCTGCTGGTAAACTACCCATCTCACCACGAGGCCACTTAATACGAAAGTCAGTGTTTTGTTCTAAGTCTGCTTTCATCATAGTTACGTTTGTTTGTAGTGAAGTAATTTTTTCAGTTAAACCAAAGTATGCCCACGTAGCTACAGATGTAGCAATAACCATTGAAATAATATTCCTTAACGGCATTTGGAGTTCAGTATTTTCACTTAACTTAGCTGGCATTAGCTTTTATAACCACCACCTGCTTTTTTATAAGCAGAAGCCAACATTTGAGCTTTTCGAGCACTCCATTGACCTGAAGCACCACCCTTACTTCCTGCCTTAATACGTTCAAATAGTCTTTTACGCATAGTAGGTTTAGTATAATTACCTGCTTTGTTTACTGTAGATTTGGGCTTACCACCAGAGGCTAAAGCCCTCACACTTTTTCTAGTGTAAGAGCCTTTACCTTTTTTAGGTTTTACTACTTTAGGTTGATATAATCTATTAGCTAAAGACTTAGCTACAGGATTACGAGACTTAGTAGGTTTTTTCATTTACCTGCCCCTTTTTATTTTTTAGGTTTACGGGCTGCTCCAAAACCTTTTACTTGACGTGCAACTATACTTGAGTTAATAGAACCACCAGATTTTAACATCATTTTTAATTTTGGGTTGTCTGCCATACGTTTAGTTTTTGGCTTAACTTTAGGCATAGGTGCTGGCTTAAGTTTGTAACCCGGTTTCTTTTTAAGATTTGGTTTAGGCATAGGTGCTGGTTTAGCTGTATAACCCGGTTTCTTTTTTCGCTTTGGTTTAGGCATAGGTGCTGGTTTCATTTTAATTGAACCACCTTCTTTCTTTTTAGTAGTACTAGTCAAAAGACTTTTGGCTTGTTTAGTTGCCATACCCCTTGGAATTTCATAAGTAGATTTTTTACCATCAACAGTAATGTTTACAAGTCTTTGTGTCTTTGGGTCATAACCACCGTCAAACTTTTTAGGCATAATCATTTTGCCCGGAGTAGCTTTAATCTGATTACCCCGTAGGTCTTTACCCTCAGAAGGTTTTGCTTTAGCTTTAGGCATGCCTATATTAGGTGCATTTCTACTAGGACGTGACTTAGGTCCAGTAACAGTACTAGTACCTGCACCAGATTTCTTTTGTCCTTTATTACCTAATAATGCTGCTCCTGTTATAACAGCAGCTGTGCCACCTATTCTAGCTGTTCTTCCCGGAGTCATAGGCTTTGTGCTTTTCTTCGGTGGCTGTGTAGTAATTTTAGGACGTGGTTTAGGCGCAGATGTGTTTGGTTTAGGAGAAGCTACACTAGGTTTTACAACTCTAGGTTTAGGTTTCATTGAAGGACGTTGAGGCTTCATAGAAGGACTCTTAGGCTTCATTGAAGGAGCTTTAGGTTTTAAGTTAGCTCTACCTGCACCGCCTGTAGGCTTAGACAGCTTAACAGTTTGTCCACCCATGTCAGACAGAGCACTTCTTTGTTGAGAAGTTACACCTGATTTAGGTTTTACAACTTTAGTTAAAGGCTTTAAATTAGCTCTACCTTTAGGTTTAATTTGATTTACATTAGTAACTGTTGAAGGATTTTTATTAATCCTATCTGCTGCAATTTTAGTTACAGGCTTTCCACCTTGCTGTGTAATATACTTTTTAATATAAGGAGAAGCTACTTTATAAATTTCATCTCCTAATTGAAATAATGTTTTTACCATTCTACTACTCCTTAATATAATTTATTGTCACCACAAGATGACTTTTTCTTTTTGCTTGAGACTTTACCGCCTTTTTTAAGAGGAAGAGCCGAGAATAAATCTGATGCATCAGCAATAACTGATGGAAGAAGTCCATACTCAAAAGTAGTAAATGCTTTTCCTAATTTTCCAGATTTTTTATTTTTAGTTTTGTTTTTCTTACCAAACATTATTTCATAGCCTTTCCATAACCACGCAATGCTTTACCGCAACCACGAGGACCTGTTTTTGATTTCTTTGTACCTACTGTACCCCCTGCTTTTCTACCTACAGGAGTATTAGCTACAATACCTGCTGTACTTTTACCAGTACCAAAACTTTTCATAATGTCATCAAAAGATTTTTTATCAAATCCCTTTTCTCTTTGTGTCTTAAAAGGATAGCCTTGATTCTTAGCAGTCTTCATTCGTTGAATAATACTTGCTTTGGCTTTCTTTTGACTTGCAGTTTTAGGCTTATACATAATGTCTTCAAGCTGTTTATTAGTATAACCTCGTGCAAACTGCTTACGAATAAAATCTAACTTCTCACCTTTAGACATAGACTGATAAGCTTCACGTTTCATTTCGCTAGCTTCCTTACCTGTCTTACCTTTGGTATCTATGCCACCACCTTTTGCAGGTAAAGTTTCATTTGCACCTTCATACAAATATTTATTTTTCTTAGTACCAGTAGGTCCAGACTCAGCAATAATTTTATCAATACCACCTTTTTGTTTAAGAATTTTTTCACCTTCAGGAGTAAGAGAAAGTGTTCTTCCGGAAATTACTTTTTTAGCTTGGCCTTGTGTTTTCATTTCTTTTAGCTTTTGAGAAATAAGATTTCTACGTTCTTTCATCTGAGCTTCAGACAAACCTGAAAGAAGTCCTTTTCTTTTCTGCCTAGCAGTATCTTTCCTAGCCATAGACATAACTTTTTGCATTTTAGTTTTACCTAAAGACTCTGCCTTTTTAATTGCTTCTGCAGCAGTAAGTTTGCCTTTGCTTTCCTGTAGCATTTTAATAGCATTAGTTTTAGTAGTACCAGCTATATCTTGATTACGGATAGTTTGTGATTTACGTTCAATAGCTCGTTCCTGCGAGAGAGCAGCTTTCGATGTTCCTGCCTTCTCTGCAGCCTCCGTTTGTTTTTGCTGATATACCTTTTGACGGGCTGCTGATTGA